TAAGCCGTGGGCTTTGTCTTGAGTCCGCTCACCGCCAAAACATGAATAAAGATCAAGTTTTCAGACCCAGGCCGCTAAATACTGGCATGAAATCATCACACGGTGGAGCAAGGCCAGGCGCAGGTCGTCCCAAAGGTTCAGGCAACAAGGTCAGACTGGAAGACCTTATGCTGGATGTTGAACTGGCAGCCAACATGCCCTACACCCGGCGTGTGGCCATCAACTATGTGCAGGCCATCAATCGTGAAGACTGGGCCCGGGTAGAGAACTATGACCGTGCGTTTCTCAACAAGCTGGTGGCAGACAAGAGCGAAGTTGAAGTCAATGATTCAGCGGATGGTGTAGCAGCCAAGGCCCAGGCCTTCCAAGATGCCCTGGCTAAACTGGTCAGTTCCAATCAATCAACTAAATAATCATATGCCACTCGTGAAATCAAGTTCAAAAAAAGCCCTGGGCAAGAACATTGCCACAGAAATCCGTGCTGGCCGAGATCCCAAACAGGCAGCGGCCATTGCCTACAGTGTACAGCGTAAGGCCAAATCAACTGCCGCCAAGGCAAAAGGAAAGAAGAAATGAAATCAACCCAATCAGATCACAACATGAACTTTGACGGCATGGAGTCCATGGCTCCCAGCCGTAGCACCAAGTTCTCAGGCAACATGTACAGTGGCAAGCAGGACCCAAATAAAACAATCAACAAGGGTCGTGGTCCTACCCGGGGCAATGATGGCTCCTGTCACCATGCCGGCTTTGCTGCCAGCTCATGTGGTCCTATCACAGCGGCCCTGCCCAGCTTGCCAGCACAAGGTAGCACACGCGATAGTATCAATCGTGGCAGCCAAGTGCGCACACCAGGTGGCACAAAGGAAATGCCCAAGCGCGGTCGTGAGTCATTTGACTTTGGTCGCGGTCCAACCAAGGGGAATCAGTGCTAATGACAACCACATCTTTCACACCTTCAGGTCCCAGTTTCAGGATCGCCTACGCAGATGACTCAACAGATGTGCGCCAGCTGGAAGGCGGCGCTGTCAACTGGTTGGTGTTCAATCCAGACAACACACACGCAGTGTGCGTGGACATTGGCTTTACTGAATATGGCACAGATGCCATCATGCCACAAAATGGTGTACCAGGTCGTGGCACCGTGATTGGTCAGCGTCAAGCAGTCATCTTGCACATTCCACAGTGTGCCTATGCACAACAGGTCTGGGTCAGCGTGGCCGGCGACGGTGGCAGTGGCAATGTATTTTTAACCGCAGGAGCCTAACATGGCACAACAACGAGGTCAAGTTTTAATTGAGAAAAACAAAGATGGTTCAGGCCGGGTCAATGTGAAGAACATGCAGGCCAAACCCATCAACCAAGCACAAGGTCCAAAGATGGGCAATGCAGGTACACCCAGCAAGCGTGACACTTTCCAAAAAGAAAAAGCGTCAACTGGCACGGAGAAAAGTGCCTTGGCCAACATGATCACTGACGCACTCACCGGTCGCGGTGCGGGCATGAAGGGCAAGATTGATCCCACAGTGGAAGGCCTGCATGCGGACACTGGTCCCAAACACAATCCCACAGCTGGTGGCACACAGTACCGGACAGCTGGTCGCAAGAGATAGAATCAACCACACAGGCCGTCAGGGGATGGTCTGTGTTTGTAGCAAAGCATAGAACTAGAAAGGTAATGCAATGAAAAAGAACACCAGCCCCACCACCGCCAGTCCATGGGATGATGCGCCAGTAGAGCCCACACAGCCAGCCGCACCAAAGAGCCAAACCAAGCAGGAAATCATAGCCAAAAACGCAGCGCCACAGACTGCAGAGTTTGACATGGAAGGCCTCATGACAGACTTTCCCACTGCCAAGGAACTAGAGCGTTTTGTGTACGACCAAACAGGCCGTGTGCTGAATCTCAAAGGCCGTGCCAATAAACTAAAGTATCAAGTGGCCATGGATGTGCTGAATGGCCGTGAAGTGGATTCTACCTTTGTGGGCGGTGACAATCCCTACATTGAGCGTGCAGACATGGTGCCAGTAGAAGACATCAAGCCCTTGCCGCCGCGTGATACCACCTTACCAGATCACTCACATATCCAGAATCAGTTTGTGAGCCGTTTGGTTCCGCATCCCGACGAAGAGTTCCGTGCCAACATGCGGCGTGTGGACTGTGTGTTCCGCAAGTACAAGAACGGCATGATCAGCTATGAAGTCTTGGGACCCATTGACCAGCGTGCAGAAGGTGAGAAGATGGACAAGTTTGGTAGGATGCGCCCAGAAATCATCCGCTGGGTAGACCCAAGAACAGGCGAGCAGGTAATGGTGCGTGAAGACGGCACACTAAGTCCAATGGGCCGCAACCTAAGAGCCATGATGCAACGCCAGAAGTTCAATGATTCAAACATGTGGGTTGTGTTTGTGGACCGTGAGTTTGCAGACATGGTCGGCGGTGAACTCAGCAACCCATGGGATATCAAAGAATGAATCCCATGGACAACAGACCTGTAGACTGGAGAGACCAAGTCATTGCCACGGCCCGTGAACAAGCAGACGAACGCCGTGTGCAAGAAACCTTGATCGCCCAAAAGCTAGGTGCCACACACCGTGCGGCCTTCAGAGAAAAGTTTCCAGGACAGATTGAACACTGTATGCGGCTCATAGCAGAACGCTTGCAAAAGGGCCTGGCCAAGGATGCCGAAGTTGGACTCAGTGATTGCAGTGCCAAAGACCTATCATGGGCCCTGCGTAACCTTTACCTGATCCAACAAGACCTCACCAGGGAGTAGCCCATGAGTCACATTGTGGCCAATCTGCCTGCAGTAAAATGTTTTGTGCGGCGTGAGTTCCTGTACGACCATCATAGCGGACACGGTGAACTGGAGCCCTGTTGGTGGATTTCAATCAAGAGCCTGCGTGGACAGGCCTTCCGTATAGAAAGCTATCTCAATCACTACGGCGCCCTGTACGACAAACTGCCCTTGCATGCCTATTGTTGGAAGCCCATAGAAGGTGAACCACTACCCTTGGATTACCTGCAGTTGTGGGACTGTCTCAGCTACGACATCACAGTGATCAAAAAGGCACAACTACAAAGCATGCGGTGCAGATTCAAACTCAAAGACGGCGGCTGGATGACAGGTGAATACATGTTCACAGTGGATTCAGCCCACCCAGACTTCAATGTGTTGGACACAGGTTTTAGTGAAGATGTGGAAGATCACAAAAGCTACAATTTTATTAAATGTGACAATGGACAGTTTGCCGCACAGCCCAACAACAGGCTGTTGATCCTGGAGCCAAGTAGCAATCCACCTGAACTCAAACGGCCAGACTTTAGAGTCAGCACTCGCAGATGGTCAGTGGAGACAGATGCCAAATGGGCAGTAGGTGCTACCAACACTGTGATGTATGAACAGGCACCCCCATGATAGACCACAGTGTGCTGATGCGGCGTGCCCTGCGCTGGGCCTGTGAAACCAGTGATGTGGCCATAGACAACATCCGTCAGTTGCCACACGAAGCTCTGCAAAAATTGCAGGAACTTACTGAAGCTGTGGCCACAGACATGCGCTACAACGCACTCAAATACTTCCGTCCATTTGATCACCAACGGCGGTTTTTTGAAACAGGCGCCAGTGACCGTAGAGGCATCTTGGCCGCCAACCGTATTGGTAAAACAGTCAGTACCTGTTATGAAACAGCCATGCACCTGACAGGCATCTATCCTGACTGGTGGACCGGGCATAGGTTTGACTCAGCCATCACTGCCATGGTAGCAGGCGAAGGTTGGAGCCAGGTCGCAATGGTTCTGCAAAATGAACTCCTGGGCACACAGGATGTAAAGATGGTAGACAATCTGGGCACAGGTGCCATACCCAGATCATGCCTGGTCTTGGAAACCATGCGCGGCGATGGCGCCAACTGCATGGGCATTGAAGTGCTACATGCGAGCGGTGGCCGGAGCTACCTGGTGTTTGCCAACTACACACAAGAAGTGCGCCAGATGCAGGGTTTCAAACTGAACCTGGCTGTGTTTGATGAGCAACCACCAGATGACTTCTTTAGTGAGATCGTTACTCGTACAGCTACCACACAAGGAAAGATCCTATGTTCGTTTACACCACTCAAAGGTCTCAACGGTTTAGTCTCCAAATTTTGGAACAAAGAAGCCGGTTACGATTTCATTAGAGTCGCTTGGGACGATGTTCCAGAATACGACCCATGGGGCGAAGCATTCCTGCTGCGATCAACCAGAGAACAATTAGAGCGCGATTACTTGCCGCACGAAAGAGAGGCCCGCATCGCTGGCAAGCCTGTAATGGGTCAAGGTGCTGTATTCCAAATCCGTACATGGCCCACCTATGCCACCGGCGCTTACAACTTCCGTGAAATGCCCAACATACAGCGTGTGATTGCACTAGACTTGGGCTTGGTCAATGACCGTACAGTGATCAGTCTCATGTACTGGCACCCACACGAGCGACTAGCTTGGTTGCATCGCCAGATCTGCGTGGGCGGCATAGAAGAAGCCAATCCTGTCAACTACATCAATCACCTGCTGAGACCCGAAGTGTTTGGCACACCCATTGTGTTGCCTGCAGATGCTGGCACAGCGGGTCGCTACACCATGAGCGCACTCAGCATCAGAGAACTGTTTGAACAGTACGAACTTAATGTGTGGTCCAAGCCCATAATGAATCCACCTGATGCACAGGGCCGCACAACCAATCACAAGGCCTATGGCATCAATGTCATGCGTCAGATGCTGGAAGCAGGCACCCTGCATGTGAATGAAAACTGCACAGACTTCCTGCGTGAAGCACAGAACTACTATGTGGATCCACAGGGCCGTTTTTCAGATCCGGATGACACCATAGACTCGTGCAGATATGCCATCTTGGCCTGCCTGCAAGGCATAGCAGAACCCTGGGACAACCGCACACCGCGTGAGCGCATGGTGGCACAACGCGAACGCTATGTGTCAAGACCCGAGCCTGCGGCCGCGTGGAAAAAGACTTTTGACCCAGGATAAGCCGGGTCTGCGCCAGTCGCACTAAATAACAGATGAGGATCCCTGCACAATGCTGAATATCAAACACAAAGTAGTACGCCAACTCAACACCACAAATCCTGTGCTAGACAGATTTGCCAAATTAAAAGGGCAGCTGGACATCAAATGCGCCGCTTACCTGCGTTATCTGGGTACCAAAAATGCAGTAAACCGTGCCAGTGATTATCACTACTTGTGTTTAGCAGTAAACGAGTCAACAGCACCTGTCAACGGCATAGATTACATACACCCAGTGGTCAAACCCTGCGTGGACTATGTGACATCAGTTATCGTAAAAGGCCTAGCGCCCAACGGCGAAATCAACTTTGAATTTGTGCCTGATACCGAATCAGACGATGTGGCCGCACGACAGGCCACCAACATGGTGTCCAAGGTCATCAACGAACAGAATGATCCACACTTTGTGTTACAGCGTTGGGTAATGGATGCCACCATGCACAAGAACGGCATGCTG